GTAGAGTGAGGGCATTCGGATGATTTATACAATATATGCGCAAAAAGACGCAACAATATACGAAAAAACAGAACATCAAAATACTGGTTTAGATCAATTAGTAGAACTATCTCATTTATATGAAGGAACATCTGGATCTGGAAAAATATACAACAGTAGAATATTGATGAAATTTGATATGGATGATATAGAACAGAAAGTAAATTCTGGAAAAATATCTCAAAATGCAAAATATTATCTTTCATTAAAAACGGTTGATTCTAGAGAAATTCCACAAGAGTACACAGTTTATGCATATCCAGTTAGTTCTTCTTGGATAAACGGAACTGGAAAATTTTACAATAAACCCATAACAACTGATGGTGTATCTTGGACATATAGAACATCAAAAAATGTTGGTGCTAGGTGGTATGTTCCACCTGACCGAATTAGTTTAGAATGGGATGAGACATCACAAACTTGGATTCAAGATGATGCAGTATGGGGAAATCGTCCAACTATTAGCATTACCTCATCATATAATACTAATGAAGGTGGTGGAACTTGGTGGGATTATGATGATTTAGAATGTACACAATCTTTTTACTATCAAACATCGGATGTGTATATGAATGTTACCGATATTGCAAAAAGATGGATAACGGGATCTACAAGAATTGAAAATGATGGGTTTATATTAAAATTTTCAAATGATGTTGAAACATCTAATGATTCAAGTACAAGTTTAAAGTTTTTTGGAACAGATAGCAATACAATATATGTTCCAAAATTATATGTTGTTTGGGATGACAGTGAATTTTCTACTGGAAGTTTAAATCCTGTTCCTGAAAATGGTATAAATTTAAATTTAAAATTGAAAAAATTCTATTCTCAAAATGAAAAGGCAAAAATTAGAATACACGCTAATAAATTATTTCCAACAAAAACATATTCAACACAATCTTATTACAACGTAAATTACTATCTACCATCATCTTCATATTATGAGGTTAGAGATGCACACACGGATGAAATAATACTTCCGTTTGATAACATTGGAACAAAAATTAGTTGTGATTCAACTGGAAATTATTTCAATATCTGGATGAACAGTTTTCAACCTGAAAGATTTTATAGAATTGTTGTTAAAGTAGAAACAGATGGCGGTGATGTTGTTACATTTTTTGATAACAATTATTATTTTAAAGTTACAAGATAATCATGTTAAAAAGAGACGAAAAAACGGAACAAATAATTAGTTACACAACTGATTCTGAAAAATTAAATCGTGGTAAAATTAGTCTTCCAATAGTTGATGGTAGATTTTTAAAAGGAGAATTTTCAGAAGTTATTGATGTAAAATTTAAAAACTTACCAGAAGCTGCCAAAGCAGATGAAGTTGTTGTAAGTAAAATATTATTAGCTCAATCTGATATGATAAGTGGTTTGATTCCACTTCCATCTGGTGTAACAGTTCCTGCAGAAATTATGAATAATCCTGATGCAATGGAACAGTTCACCAAAGATGTTGCTAAAAAAGAATTTTTATCAAATTTAGCAAACTTAATAGATGATACTGGAAATAGTGCTGCTGCATTGAGTATGCAAATTGATGAACTAAATAGAGAATTGGAAGAAAAAGATAAGATAATAACTGGCCAATTGGATGCTATATCCAATTTTGATAATGTTTTGGCAACAATTTCAAATGAAAGGGCAAATGCAATTGCAGAAAATCAGGCATTACAAGATGCAATAATTTCAACACAACAAATAGTTGATGAACAAAATATTATGATAGAGGATATAATGAGCCAGCAAATACAAGAATCAAATAGAGTGTTTGAAGATACTCAATTGGCTACATTATTGGCATTAACTGAACTAATAAGTGGAAGTAGAAATAATAATGAGTAATTTTAATTATACAAATCTTGAAGAAATACTATCTACAAACTCAACTATTCGAGGTACAAGATTTTTAACAACTTCTGCTAGAAGACGATTAATTGTTCCGGTTTTGAGTAATTATGACGAACAACTAAATCCAAATAGTGTTGAAGTTCATGCATTTCTACCAAATACTGCATACGTTGAAAACGGATCTTTTTACAATTTACCATTTGAAATACAGACAATAACCAGAACCATACAAAATTCAAGTGGTCAACCAGAACAAACAACTGAAAGAAATATAATACTGGATATTCATAATCATCTACATACAAAACTAAAACTTTTTCAGGGTGACTATAAATTAGTTTACAACTTTTTTGTAAATTATCTTGGTGGTCCATCTGAACAAGAGGCCGATGGTCGTGTTTTTATATCGGATATTTCTGAAAACAGACGAGAATTAAAATTAAAACTCATAAATAATAATTCAACTAATAGAGCTTCATTAGAATCTTTTGTATTATCTTATCTTTCTTCAAATGTTTATTTACCACCAATTGTTTTAAATTTTGGTGAAAATATGATAGTAGATGTAATTAATGTTACATCTGATGGAGACAATACTTACTTTTTTGTAAAATTATATGATGAACTTCCACAAGACATAGATTTATATTACGAATGTTGGGTTGGTTTACAAATATTAAAACCACTAATAGAAAGTGTTAAGGTTTTAAGAGAAGATGAAGTTGAAGTTATACCTTACATAAAGGGTGCGAATTTTGAAGCAAATACTGACTATTGGGTTTCTTCTGAAACTGATTACAAATCTTGGACAGACTTATTATCAACTAATGTTCAAACATCACAAGAAATTTTAAATAGATACATTGGTGGTACAAGTGCATCAATAGAATTAAACGTAGATTTCAGAGAGTTTAGAAATTTCATATTTTATTCTTCAGCAGAAGATAGAGTTCAAAACTTTAACTACAAAGTATCATTAATAGAGCAATTTAATGGTCAATTGGAATTACTCGATACATATACTGGTTCTGTTAATGCAAATAAGATAAAAATAAAAGGGTTACGTGAAAAATTAATAAGTGGTTTTGATAATTTTGAAAAGTTTTTATATTACGAAACTACTTCTAGTAATTACTACACAACACAATCTTTTGCTTCGATTACACCATATCCAAAGTATGAGTTGGATATTACAGCCAGTTCATATCATATATTGACAAAAGAAGGTAAATTTAATTTATACCCAACTATATCCGAAGAAGCAACAAATTGGTATATTGATTTATTAGATAAAGCTACTGATTATGATTTAAAAAATTACAATTCTTTAGAAAAATCAATACCTGAATACTTGAGAGATAGTAACGATAATGAACAATTTGTAAGTTTTGTTAATATGGTTGGTCAACATTTTGATATAATGTATCTGTATACTGATCATATTTTGAGAAAAAGTCAAAGAAAAGAAAACCCGAAAGATGGGATGTCTCAAGATTTGATTTATCATGCTACAAAAAATTTAGGATGGCAATTAACACATGGTACACAGGCAAAGGATCTTTGGGAATATGCATTAGGTGTTAGTGGTAGTGGTGAACCAATTTGGACTGGAAGAACAACTACAAATAAATACTTAGCGAAATCGGAAGAACAGAGAACTAAGGAAGTGTGGAGACGTGTGTTAAACAATCTCCCTTATGTTTACAAGACAAAAGGTACTGGTAGAGCAGTAAAGGCATTACTTGCTGCATATGGTATTCCTCAAACATTACTTTCTATAAGAGAATACGGTGGACCTGATACAGCGGATTTTGGTAAACCACCAACATACGAATGGGAAAAACATACTTATTATTTAAATTTATCTGGTAGTTGGCCATCACCAACAAGACAACATCATGTTGAGGTGCCTTGGGATAAAGTTAATAATGTTAAAGAAGTTTGGCAGTATCCAGATACTTTGACATTTCGTTGGAAAATGGAACCCGATAGATTATATGATTATGAAAAGGATCCTGTACAAACAGTTCTTCAAAAACAAAGTGGTAGTCGGTTAGATTGGTTCGTAACAGTTCATCACGATGGAACTGATATTGAAAAGGGTAGTTTAAAATTCCATATGAGCGATGGAACTAATTACAAATCTGCATCTATAAATGACACATATTTGTTTGATGATATACCACTAAACATAATGATTCGTAGAAGTAGTGGATCTGCAGATAATCATTCTGTTAATCAGAAATATGAATTAGTTTTGAGAACAGGAAAATATGGAAAAATAGCAATTGAACAATCTGCAAGTATAGTAATAACTGGAAGTATTGAACCAAACTACAATAGAGCTTGGTCTTCTACTGGAAAACTATACATTGGTTCTGGATCAAATCCTGTAACAAATCAGATACTATCAGGTTCTATTTATGAATTAAGATATTGGTCGAACATTTTAAGTACATCATCTTTTAATAATCACACATTGTCTCCAAGGGCATATAATGGAAATTATCAAACATCTTCATTTTATGATTTACAGGCACAATGGAAATTTTGGGATCCTTGGGATGTTGCTTTAACACAGAGTTTAAATAGTACACATCCAAATAGACTAAAAGATAGATTTTATGAAACACCAAAAACTGCTTCTTTTTATGGATTTAATATTGACGCATTCGAGTCTATAACAGAAAATTATACAATGGAAGTTGTTTCTGTTGCAAATGATACACCATTTACTGAAAAAATACGAATTGATTCTGCATCGTTATTGTCACCTTTAAGTATGCACCAATCAAATACAGTAACTCAATTTGATAGATATTCGATTGATTCAAATAAATTAATGGTTGCATTTTCACCACAACACATAATAAATGAAGACATATACGAGGCAATTGGATATACCATTTTAGATGATTATTTTGGTGAATACTCAAATGTAAATAAAAATGAATACCCAAGATTAAAATGGTTTTCAAGGGAATATTGGCAGAAGTATGAAAATAAAAATGATTTTACTGCTTATGTTAGATTACTTTCTGCATTTGATTTTAGTGTATTTGAACAAATAAGACAGACTTTACCGTTAAGAGTAAACGAAATACTTGGAGTTGTTGTTGAACCAAATGTACTCGAACGATCAAAACAATCGGTATTGAAAGATTTTTCTGGAATAAATCAAGATGTCATAGATACGAATGATTTATCTAAATTACCAAAACCTGTTTCAAAATTTTCTTACAATAAAGGAACTGTATTAATTGGTTTCGATGAGGATCTTGGAAGTAAATTGTATGACATAGAAGGTGAATATACAAGTGAAGTGGAAGTTGTTACACAATTTGATGAAATAGAAAACGATGTAGATTTGAATTTTAACGTAAACATCAAAGATGTTGAACCTAAAAAAACAACTATTATTGCACAAAATAAAATACTAAACGGTTTATCTAATACAATAAAAACAACTCTTGATTTAGATAACAAATCAATAATTGGAAAAACCAATGATATTAGATTTACTTTGAAACCAAAGGCTAAATTTGTTTTAGAGTCCGTATTGAATAGTGACGAAGAAAATATGAATGTTTCTATATTTTGGAGTGCTCCTACAATAGAATCTTCACCAACAACAATACCAAATAAATCAAATTATACATTAAAAGATGAAGTTACATCATTGTCATACAATTCAGAAGAAAAAATAACTGCAACATATGAACAAGTATACAGTCATGTTGATGATGGTTACTATAAAAAGTTTGAACCTGTATTTTATAGTATGCCTGATTATGTTAATAATACACCAACAACTCATTCGTTGATTGGAACAAATTATGTAAATCCAACATCTTTACCAACTGGAATACAAAATCATAGATATTTGGGATCAAAAGTAAGTTTGGTATATGGTGATGAAATAAATGAAACATTGATTCCATCATTTATTCCACCAAATGATGTAATTACTGAAACATATGTTAAGGTAAGACCAAATATATTGTAATTAATTAAGAAAATATAAATGTAACACATATTTATATTAGAATTATTATTACATCCCACATCGGGTTTTTATTTGTCATAAAGTAATACTATTAAAATAAAAGGAGTTTTAAAATGGGTTATTTAAGCAATAGCGGAACAATAACAGTAGATGCAATTCTTACCAAAAAGGGAAGAGAATTGTTAGCAAAAGGTCAAGGTGCATTCAACATTACACAGTTTGCTCTTTCAGATGATGAGGTTGATTATGATTTATGGAATCCGCTTCACGGGCTTGGTACAAATTATTATGGTGTTGTTATTGAAAATATGCCTATTACAGAGGCAGTTCCAGATGAAACACAATCAATGAAATATAAATTGATTACTCTTCCAGTTGGTACAAAATCTATACCGTACTTGAGAACATCAGATGATGCAACATCATATACGTTTGAAAGTTCTGCAAGAAAAGGTAAGGGATTTATAGATATTACTTTTTCAACTTACAAGTATGAAAATTTACCACAAGACGATAAATTATCAGAAAGTGGAATGACTTATTCCGTTACTATTTTAGATACAACATATGTGGATTTAGATCCTGCAAGTCTACCAACTGGTACGGTTACAAGTCCATCTGGTAATTCTACAAAATATAGTAATATGATTCCAAACTCATCAACTTTTGATGTAACTTTTAAAGTTTTGGGTAAAACATTTGCTAATTCAGATGCACAAACTAAAACAACAAAAATTATTTTAGAAAATGAAACATATGGTTCAAGATTAGTTGTTCCTATTTCATATACATTCTAATATCGTTTCAATTAGAAAATTATAGGATTATATTATGGCAAATTTAATTTTTCATCCTGTTACTTATCCGAATAGTGATCCAAGATACGTTGTTGCAAATTCTTATGCAAAATCATTATGGGGTAGTGTATCGAGTGAATTAAAAACATTTTTTACTAGTTCATTACAAACCGGCGGTTCTGTATCAAGTTCAAAATCATATTATTATGAAGTTTGGGGATCTGCATCATTAACTTGTAATGATGAACGTATGTTCTCTGTTGCATACGGACATGAGGCAGGATCTGGTTCTGCATATTTGGATCCGGTAGATACAACAAGTGGTGATACACCATCAAAGTCAGTCTTTTCACAATTTAAATTAATGTGTTTGGATGGTGATGAGGAAGGATTTTTATTAAGTGGATCTATATTTCCATTTGAACATATTTATGCAATTTCAATAAATAGGGATAAATTTGGGAACAGAATTGATCCTGGTAATTTTCAATTACATTTAGTTGGATTAAGTGGCAGTGGTGTACCGAACAATGTTCATACTGGAAGTAGAGTTAGAGTTTCTGGATCAAATCCAAAACTAATATCACTTATAGATGATTCAGGTGACGCAAATCAAAGGGCAGTAGATTCTAATCCAGATTTTATATCAAGACCAAGATATATTGTTAGTGGAAGTATATCAAATGGTATTTCTGGATCTTATCCTGATAATACTTATGGCATATTATATCCCAGTTTGGGTGTGATGATTTTAGATGCAGATAAATTGAATGATGAATTGGGTTTTAATACTGTAACTGGAAGTAATGTTGCAGGTGATAATGCATTTAAGTTGTTCACATCTATAAGTGGTGCAGCCGCTATTAGAAATTCTGGTTTCATTGCACGTTCTATTGATGTAAAAAATGAATCTTCATATTATATTAATATAATGCCGTCACAATTTGGATATGCGTCAAATAATCCAACATATATTCTTCCGGAAGAATCACCCGATCCAGACTTTCCAAATGACAGTAAATTGCGTGGAACAGGAATAATAAAAGAAGAAGAATGGCGTTCATTGGGTAATCCACCAAGACCACCACAGGCGAGTGTAGTTTATATTACATCAATTGGTTTGTACAATGATACAAAGGATTTAATTGCAGTTGCAAAATTAAATAGGCCTGTAAAATTTGAGGGAACTAGAGACTTATTGAATATAATAGTAAAATTGGAGTATTAATGTTATGAGTGCATTTAGTTACAAAGAATTTTCACCAGATTCAATATCTGCAAATCAAAGAGAAGTTGTTACAGCACCATTGTGGTCAAATGCTCAATCATCATTAACTGCTGTTTTTACAAGTTCCGCACAATCAAGTAATGAAAAAAGATATTATTACGAGATATTCAACAGTCAATCAAATGCACAGGGTGCAGAGTCACAATTTAGTATGACATATGGACACATATATGGTAGTGGTTCAGGAACTGGATCATACGGACAAAATTTATTAGACTATCCAACAAAGGCAATATACTCACAATATAAACAATTATTGTTAAATGCAAGTGAAACTCTTTTTAAGTTTTCTAATGATGAAACATCCGAATACATTTATGTGATAAATATAAATCGTGCTAGATATAAAGATAGAATGGACACTAATACTTGGCAATTGAATTTGGCAAAATTAACATCTGGTGGAACACTTGCAAGTCCAACTCAAATAATTTCATTAATAGATGATTCCGGCAATTCCTCAACAGAACTTGCATCACAAGGTGGTCGTGTCTATAATATCAGAAGTGGTAGTATTGGTGATGGCATTAATACATCCGATACAACTCCTTGGGGATTGTTTTATCCAGATTATGGTGTTATAGTATTAAATGGAAAGGCGCTTGATGCATCTGCATCATTCTTCACAAAAAATAACCCTGCAACTGCAAGTGGTGATGATAATGCTGGTAGATTTTTTACATCAATAAGTGGTGCAATTGCATCAAATAGATCAACATTAGGTTTTCGTGGTAAAACGAGTGAGGTGTTACATTCAACTTATTATTTCGCTAGATTACAGAATAATGAATTTAACTATACATCAAACAATACATTTTACTCAGGAAGTTCAAATGTATTGAAATGGGCTTCAATGTATGATAATCCCAGAACATATGTAACTACTGTTGGTTTATATGATGATTTTTACAATTTACTCGCAGTTGCAAAACTAAATAAACCGGTTTCAAAGACATTCGATAAAGAACTTGTTATTAAAATAAAAATAGATTATTAAGGTAAATTATGGCAGATGTATTAGGTGCATTTAATGGCAACGGTTTAAATACCGTAAGAGCAGGAATGATTGCTGTTAGAAATTCTAATAGAAATAGTTTAGATGATGTGATAAGTGCATTGAGAAATTTACAACTCAGTGCATCTAGGGCTTATGATCAGTCTGTTATCACAAATGGACCTAACTCAAATGCAACTCGGGCTGCTAAAGATACAAGAGATGCATATGGTAAATTCATAACTGCATTTAATATCTATTTTAGATATTTGAGTTCTAGGTCTTCATTGATGGAAACATTTGGAAATTGGGCTGATAGAAATACCTCATTTAAACAACAAAGACTAGGACTTACATACCCATACGGTGCAACCACCGAATCATACATGAACTTTACAGATTTATTGACATTTATGCCATTAAATGCACCTAGTTCAGGTGGTGCAACAATAACAGGTGGTGGTGGCATAATGGTTGATCCAAGAGATCTAACCGGTGGTGCTGGTATAACCATATTCAATAATCCAATAGGACCTGGTAATTTTGTTACCGCTTCTGGAATTACAGATTTGGGTTTAACCGGATCACGTTTACCGGATGATGTTGGTGCCGATGACAGAGATTTGATTGGACCCGATAGACCGGATAATTTTGATAGTGTTGTAATAAATACACCAGTTCCATGTAAAAATCCTAGATATTGGATAAAGGTATCAAGAGACGAACTTAGAACTCAAAGAGTTTTGGTAGGACCTGATGGATTTGATAAATTTGATATAGGTTATCCTTGCGTATTAAATATTGAAATTTATAGATGTTGTGAACCTGTAACTGTTCCTGGTTTGTCTTTAACTGCACAACAGATAACAACATACAATTCTACATATAATCCAGGAAAAGCACAACAAGTTGCGGCATTTAGTGTTACTGGTAAAAACGCATGGGTACACGAACCATGTAATGTATCAGAAAGATTTCCAGGTGAAGGTTTCTTACAGGGTAAGGGGAAACTTTTCTATACTTGGTATTTTGATTTAGAAGATGTTATTAAAGCAACATATTCTGCTTTAAATTACACACCGTCTGCACAAAGAACATCTGGAATATCAACTACATTGTTATCAGAAATCCATTCGGTAATGGCTACAACTAGAAGTCCATTTGTTGCTGGTAAAAATATAACTCAATCAAATCTATGTATTTCATCTCCACTCGGTCTTCGTGGAACATATTCATCTGCTGGATATAATTCATTAAATGCAATAGATTCTTTGGCAAGATACTATGGTTTGAAATCTGGATTTCCTGCTCCTGGAAGATTGTTACCAACTTTTGATTATCTCGGTTACAAACCAATAGAAGATTCAACAACAAGTAATACCTATAAGTCTGCTGGAATTATTGAAGCATTATTAATTCAACTTGAAATATCTTCAATGATGAACTTATGGTCACTTGCACCATCTGCATATCAAAATAATTGGAGTACACGATATAAAGATACAACCGTTCTTCTTTGTAAAGGATTAACCGAAACAGAAAGAGAATGTTTTGGTACACCGCCACCTGCAATTGCAGATGATTGTACAAAACCTTGGAAGGGTAATGGTGATATGCTTGGTTGGTGGAATTTTAAAGAGACAATTTCAAACGACTACCAAGATATTCAGGATAATGTAAATAAAGATACATACAAAAATGGTTTATATGAATCATTAACACTTGCTCCGGGTAGAGTGGATGGTGCTGTTCAAATAGTTCCTGGAAAAACTTTTGTATTCAAAGGAAGTAATATTGTTTCTAAACAAATTGTTAGAACAGAAAAAAGAACAATAGATAGAACAATAGCTGGATCTGATTGCTGGGCTGGGTATTTCGATATAAACAAATATAGAATAAAGAGATTAAGAAAACATTACATAGAATTATTCTGTGTTAGTGGTGCAAAAATAGACTATCTATCGTCATATGATTCTAATGGAAGACCGATAATGGCACCCATTCCAAATGAAACAGAAAGACGTGCATTAAATAATACTACATTTTCAAAGGGTGATACTGGAAAATATGTTTCCACTATGGTGATGCAACAATTTGGTGCAAGAAATCCAAAAATAGAAACAATTGGTCCAAATCTTGGACAATGGTATATTTGGACTGAAAACGAATATGATGTAATAAATTCTGATACCGGTGCTTCTGAATTTACAGACCGTTTGCCAAAATTTGGAAGCATTGAATTGAATAAAAACGGTAATTGTATTCCAAAAGAAGAATGTAAATATTTAGGATTTCAATTAGACACAAGTAATCCATGTGGTTGTGTTGATATAGAAGTGTATAATTGTTACAATGTTTACATGGGATTTACATATTATGATGATATGGGTAATCCAATAACAATTCAGGATGTAAGAGAACCAAAAGATTTTGGAAACACATATGCAAAATATATGCTTCCGGCGGGATATAAAGTAACAGGTGAACAACCATCTTTGAGTCCAGAGTGTAATGAATCATCTATTAAAATATACCACCCATTATTATTTGGACAAGATGTAATTCGTGGAAGTAAAAAGAATATAATGATGGGATTATTCAATACATCACAGTCATTATTGTGTTATTATACGAGTTCTACCCAAGATAGTGTATCAAAAGATTATTATTACGAAATAACAGATTGCGATAATTGTAATAAAAAATCATATTATGCGGTTGCATATGGAAACCGTTTTGGTTCAGGATCATTGAGTATTGGTTATGATTATAGTGACAGTCCTTCAAGGGCAATATATGGTCAGAATAAATTATTATGTTTAGAACCACCAGAAAATACATTTAAGTTTTACAATAGTGGAACAGAAAATACACCAAACGATATTTACGTGATAAACTTCAATAGGGATGGTTTGAGTCACAGAATTGATCCTGGTAATTTTGAAATTAATCTTGCAGAATTAAGTGGTAGCAGTGTACCTAACCATTACCATACCGGAAGTAATGTAATGGTATCTGGATCAAATCCAAAGATTCTCAGACTAATAGACAATTCAGGTGATTCAGATGATTCTCAATTCTGTGTGGAGGCGCCATTTACAAGTTATGACCTTGTTAGTGGTAGTATAGAAGATGGTGTACACGAATCCGGTGTTGGAACAACTATTACAACTTATGGAAAAGTCTATCCTAATTTAAATTTATTAGTTTTTGATGGATCTAAATTAAATTCATATCTAAGTTTTAATAGTGTAACTGGAAGTAATATCGCAGGTGACAATGCATTTAAATTACATACCGCCATAAGTGGTGCTGCAGTTGTTGGTTATCCAATGAAGGCACGAAATGTTAGAGAAAAAACAACAAATCATTACTTTATTAGAATACCATCAAGACACGCCAATTATAGTACAAATCCAACGTTTGTTACAGAAGACACAACTAGAATTGGTTCTTTAAAATACGATTGTTTTGTACAAAATCCTGTTACATATGTAACATCGGTTGGTTTGTATAATCCAAAAAGAGAATTACTTGCTATTGCAAAATTAAGTAGACCTATACAAAAAAGTCTCGAAAATGATGTATTGATTAAAATAAGGTTGAATTGGTAATGGATGAATATAATATAACATATGCGTTGGGAAACTATGTAATAAATCCTCTTCCTGATATAAAAGAAGAAGATAGTGAATACTATTCTGCCGTAGATGATTTTGAATCTATTACCCCATACAAACTATTGACTATACAAGAAATAAAAAAACAAGCAGCTTTAGATGCAATGCGAATTTTTGATATTATGTATAAAAATAATAAATTTTTGATATTACCTGATGATAGCGGAACTCCAAGTGCAATATATTTTGATTACATAAGTTTAATAAAAACTCACACAGACGATTTAGACAATTTGGAAATAAAATTGATGTCTATAATTAATGGTTACATAAGTGATGAAACCCCATTAGATTATACCTATATTGAATTTGAAAATGATATTACATCGGAATAAAATAAATTATGTTAAATTCGTTACTGACAAATAGGTATCTTTTACAATTAATAAGAGATTATGTTCAATTTCAATTTGACAATAATACTCATATAGCAGCCGCTGATGGTATAAAACCATCATACTCATATTCATTAAATGATGCCATAACTCAGCCAGTAATCACATTTAAAGACAATTCTCCTTCTCCTAAAAGTAATACGTATATTTTTAAAAGTTTACTAGATGAAGATAAGACATATCAAGATTTTGTTAAATCTATACCTATAACAACTTATCATACATTGGGTTTATTTAGTTGTAATAAAGATGAAAGAGTGTATCATATTTACACTGGATCAACAACTTCAAATCATTCAAACTATTATTTGCCGGTCTATAACAAAGTTCCATTATCGTTTGATGCTTACCATGAATTTGATATTTCATATGCACACATATCCGGTTCTGGATCATCATATATTGAAATAGATGGCGACTATGAAACGGAATACTTACCATCAAAAACAATGTATAGAAAATATATGTTGGAATGTTTTGAAAAGACAACAGGAAAATTTGAATTTAAAAATAATAAAAATGGTGATCATTTTTACATATTACAATTTGGTAGGGATTCTTTTAAAGATAGATTGGATCCTGGCAATTTTCAAATATCCTTGGCAGCACATCCACCGTTTTTAACTGGTAGTGGATTAACTTTATCACCAGGCCAAGTTGCTACTGCAAGTAAACTATTTACATTAATAGATAACAGTACAGATGGTAATGAATATGTAACCGAAACTGAAGAAGTAAAAGATTATTATTATTTGGTATCTGGATCATTACAAGATGGGATATATGATGAACCCGAATCAGATGGTTGGGGCATTATTTTTCCAAATAAAGGCATTGTAATTTTAGATGCTACTGTATTGGATAATTCGTGTTCATTAGATACATCGGTAACATCTAGTAATGGTAATAATCCGTATAAATTATTTTTGTCAATAAGTTCCTCATTGACACCATTATCATATAATCCTTATGGAAGTATACGGCAAAATACTGGTTCATTTTTTGCTCGTTCAATGGAAAAGAAGATAGTTGAAACACATTTTTGTAGAGTTATGCCAAATGAAATGATTTATTCAAATAATCCAACATATCTATCTGCAAGTCAAGAAAATGTTAAATACAGATATTTTCAAAGACAAGGTGGTGCATACATAACTACTATTGGTTTATACAATGATAATAGAGAACTTCTTGCAGTTGGTAAATTAGAAAAACCACTTTTTAGAAAAAATAATGTTGAAACTATATTCCAAGTAAGAGTGAGGTTGAACTAATGTCTTTTCAATTTGGAAATAATATAAGTCTTGCTTGGAAAAAATTAAAAGCAGGAGAACATACGGTAAGGGAATTTCAGGCAAATAAATTGTACCAATTGAGTTCCGATCCTAATAATGTATTTAATTACAGACAAACTAGACTTGGATTATATCGAACATTTTTTCCTGAAAATTTTAAATATTTTGGACAAGTTGCAAATTTATCATCATCATTATATGAAAGAATTTTTACAACACAAAGTTTGGATCCAAAAGTTCTTTGGTATTATATGGATCATAGATACTATGCACCAATAACAACTCAAAAAATTCCTTCTACTGTAACCGATGATAATTTAATTGCAAATCACTATTTAAGTGGTTCTATTTTTGTTATACCAAGAGATATGTTCGGTGAAGGTATAAAAAAGAAAAGTGTTGAAATATCAATATATGATGCATTAACATCATCATTGAATTATACGATAACTGATGATGGTTTTGGTAATTTAATAGATAATTCATTTGATAAATCTAAAATAATAAATCGTGACTATCAATTGATGTATATTGGATTCAATGATAAATACAGAGAATATGGAACATCAAAAAATTACAAAACTGACTATATTGTTGATGAATCGCCATTTTACAATACAATAAAAATTGAAAATAAAAGATATATTGATTATCAAGCCGGAATAAAAACATCAGATACAAACGAAGACACTGGAACATCTGCATATTTTGGTGGAACATATCTTAATGTAAATGAATTTCAAAGATTTAATTTTAACAGAGGTAGGGATTTTTCTTTCAGTTTTTGGCTAAAGATTCCAGAAAATCAAACAGATATATCAACTACTTACAATAATATATTTGATAAAAAAACAGTAGAAGATTCAACGTTGAACACAGATATAACACAAGTTGGTGATGGTGATCAACCTGTTGAAATGATAAAAATTTCAAAAAAATATCCATTTGACATTTATCTGAATAATCAAACATCTGATATAAATAAATCAATAACTTTTAAACAGGGATCAGAGTTATTATATTCAGAAGTAACATCATCTGCCTTGACTGCAAATGTTTGGCATCATGTTGTTTGTCAAAAGACCGGAAGTAATTATCAAATATGGGTAGATGGTGTATTGGAAAATACACAAAATAGAATAATAACAACTAATGTTGATAATAACTATAAATTTTATATTGCAGGTAATGGAACAACATCAAGTAAATTTACTGGTAATCTTGATGAAATACGAATATATCGAAAGGCATTAACCTCAACGGAAATATCAAATTTATATGATAATAGTTTTGAAAATGGTTATGCATATCAAACTGCAAGAATTGGTAATGTTTTTTATGGTCATGGGATAATATGTGTATCGGATTCAAGACCAAAATATAAAAATACATTTTTGGGTAAAACTGGAAATTATGATTACAACGATGATGAGAATGGGTTTTTATTAAAATATAGAAGTACCGTTACATATTGGGAACACGAAGTTATATGTAAACTACGTAAAAATGAATTTAATTTTACACAAAATCCAAGTCTTTATACTAATCCGGAAATGGGTTCTATGCTAACAGATACTTATGCCACCAATCCAAACTTTAATCCATATGTCACAACCATTGGTTTGTATAGTGATAAAAGAGAACTGGTTGCAGTTGCTAAATTAGCAAATCCTGTTGAAAAAAGAGATGATGTTGATATGAATTTTATAGTAAGGTTTGATTTGTAATGCGTAGAAATCAAGTTGCAATAAAACATGGGTTTCGTAGTGGGTTAGAAGATAATGTAAATGATTTGTTGAAAGAAAGTAAAAAATCATTTAGTTATGAAACTGAAAAAATATCCTACATACAACCAGAGACTAAACACAATTATACACCAGATTTTGTTCTAACCAAAATATCTGGTCAAAAGATGTATGTTGAAACAAAGGGTAGATGGGTAAAGACAGACCGATTAAAATTTGACCTTATATTTGAACAATATCCTGGAATAGATATTCGTTTTGTATTCCAAAATCCAAATGCAAAGTTATACAAAGGAAGTAAAACAACTTATGCTCAATACTGTGATAAGAAGGGTTGGCTATGGGCAAAAAAAGAAATACCGGAAGATTGGTTAGAAATTTGCATTTAACATATATTTATTGTAAACTATAATATTTTTTTAGATTAACTTAGAGAGAGAGAGGGTATGAGAAAAATTAAAAACTTATTAACAGAAGCTGATGCAGGACAAGTAAAATGGTCAGGCACATTAGATGATTTCAAAGCCAAATTTGTTGGTCCAAATGGAGCAAAATTTGGTTTAGATATGTCAGTAACGCCAATAGACTATATGCAAAAGGGTGACATTAAACTACTTGACACTTTATGGAAAGATGACACATCTTATTCCGATTTTGACGATAATGGTTTTGCGTGTGTGTGTTATGATTCTGAATCAAGGGGACATGGTAATTTAGATTCATCTACTATAACAAAAGTTTCACAAATGTTCGTAGATATTCTTGTTGCTAGATTTAAATCAAAAGGAATACAATATGTATATTTTCAATCTAAAAGACCAATATCAAAAAAAATTCATGCAATTATAGTTCCTAAAATTGCATCAAAATTGGGACTTCAAGTTAAACCAATTAAAACTGGATGGGTGATAGGAAAAGATTCATTTAAATAATAAAATGCTTGTACTTGTCACAAATTTTTACTATATTTGTGACAATTATTATTTTACATAAAGTGCGTTTTATGATTAACTACGATTTGTTATCTCTTGTAGAAAAAGTTCTCGGTA